GACGTGATAGGGATGCTCGACCTAGAGCACCGCTTGACGGTGACCAAGAGCTGTTGCGAGGCGCTGCCGAGAGGGGCGGTGCTGCCGCAAGCTGCAGATGTCGGGCAGCGTTTCGGCGCTTGGCTCCGGGGCTCCGCTGAGACTCGCCCGGAGCCAAGCGCACGCGCTCACGAGGGCAACGGCGTGGCCGTCGCGGCAGTAGCCGGCGACTGATGGCGCGCGCTCGACGTACCGCCTAGGTGCCTTGCGGTGTGTCGTCGGTCGGCGGGAACGTGCGCACGTATCCATGCGCAGCGATGGCTTCTTCGAGCTCGGCGTCGGTCATCTCGGGCGGCGTCTTCTCGATGCGCATGTGCTGTTTCGAGCCGTAGCGCTTTGGAAAGCGCCGCTCGAGCCACCATGCGCCCGCCTTCCAATCGGCCCGCGTAGTCGCGACGATGGTCGTCACGACGCTCGTCTCGGCATACGCGATTGCGGCGTCGAGGTCGGCAGCGAAGGCGACGTACGGCTCGACGCCGGCGAGTCCCTTGTCGCGCCAGTCGTAGAGCGTGCGCGCGCCTATGCGCTGCTGTCGAGCAGCGGTGCGGACCGGCGTGCCAGCAGCGATGAGAGCGCAGATCGTCGCATGCAAGGTCGGCGTGTAGAGCGATGGCCTGCCGGCGCCGCCGGTGCTCGGCGACCATGGTGGGAGGATAGGCTCGGGCGACTCGCCGTTCTGCTGCGTGGATTTCCGCGCACTCTCGCCGGCGCTGCGCGCTCGCGCAGATGCGGAATCACCTGGTTTTTTCGCTGGTTTCCGCGCGTGCTCCCTATCGCTACGCGCGCGCGAGCGTGCGGAAAACTGCGTTTCACTTGCACTTGTCTTACGCTTGCGCACGCGACCTTCCCTTGGTTTTAGCGCAGCGGGTCGACGGCTGCGAAGTGCAAAGCGCCGCCGGAGGCCCGTCCGCTCCGCTGTGGAGGGCCTCCGGCGTTCAATGGACCAGTACACACCACTCAGTGAAGGGAAGTCTTATCGGCGCTTCGACGATGCCAGCGGCGAGCGCCACGGCGGCCGATACGCACTCGAGCTCGAGGCGTCCGCACGGGGCTTGTCCCGCGACGCGGCGAGCGGCTGCGTCCACGGAGGGGCTACGTAGACGCGCTGCGGCCACTGCGGCGGCGCGTGCCGGCCCTCGAGGATGTCGTGCACGTCGAGGTGGTCGCCGGCGTCGCCGCGCTGCGGCGAAGCTGCCTGCGGCGCGGTGCGCGCAGGGGCGGGCTCGTCCTTCGATGAGTCGAGCGGCTTCGCCCATAGGGGATCGAAGACGCGCTCGTTGTGGCGAGTGCCGTTGAGGATCGCATGCACATTGTTAGGATCGACGGCGTCGAGGCGTGGCTGCGGGCCCATGCTTGCGGGTAGCTTTCCCGAAAGGATCGCGGCGACGTCGTTGTCGTCGACGTAGTCTTGCGCATCCTGCTTGGGCGCGGTGCTAGATGCGCCGGGCTTTTTCGGCTGCTCGAGCCGCGGCATGGCGGGCTGCGGCGCCGTCGCGTTGAAATAGGCTGCGATGTAAGCCGGGCTCTTGCCGCGCAGGTCGAGCGTCGGCTGCATGTGATGCAGCACAGCCTCGTGTATCTCGCGGTCGGTCTTCGCATCGGCGGTGAGTGTCGGCAGTACGATGCGCGCGCGCTCGATGAGCGCCGCCCGTGCGGCGACGTCGCTGTCGAAGCGTGTTTTGTCCGTCTTCATGAAGCCTCTCCAATCGGGTTGAGCATGGCCTGCGCAAGGTGGAAGTCGTAGACGGCCCAGACGTGGTCGTCGACCTTGCCGGCGAGGCCCTCAGTGTCAACGCCAAGACGCCGGAGAACGTGCATGCGGTAGTCGCGCATGCTCGCGAAACCCTCGGGCGGTACCAGCGTTTCGTAGACCTCGGTCATAGGGTAATTTCGACGATCGCCGGTTTGCCGACGGCAGCGCCGACGATGACTGTTAGGTATGGTGCGGCGACGGCATTGCCGCCGTCGGCGTCGTTGCGCAAGCTGCCTAGGAGCGTGCCGACGGCGCCCACCGTGAAGCGCACGAAGGGGTTGGTTTCGGCGGCTAGCGCGGTCTCCGCGACGATGGCAATCCGGCCCTTGCGCATCACGGGCACAAGCGCGTGTAAGCGATAGGGCGGCTCGGGATAGGTCGGGTCCCATCGCACGAGACCGACGACCCGGAGGAGGGTCGTCACATCTGCGGAGCTCGACGGAGCGATGATGGCGCGAGGTTCGGACGCTACGGAATTGTCGTAGATCGCCAGCGTTCCCGGGTAAATTGGGGTGCTGAGCGCTCGGCCGGTGCTGTGCGCACTGGGGTACCCTTCGATGCGTTGGCCGTGCACAGCGATTGGGTCGGCGAGCCAGCCATAGCCGGTTGTCTGCATAGGTCGAGGTTCCTCTCAGCGTAGGCGGTCGTAGTTTGCGGCGAGCGGCTGCCGCCAAGGCTCCGGTTCGTATCTGCGCAGCGGTTGCTCGACCTGCGCTCGACCCGCGAGGATCGCGTGCACGTCGTCGGCGTCGTGGTGCGGGTTTGCGGCGACGCTGCTCGTGCGCTGCCGAGCCCGCTCGGCGTCATGCCTGGTTACCGCCGCCTCAAACAATGCGCGCAAATAGTCGTCGGACTCGCGAGATACATCGCGTTTTTTGTCGTAGCGCGCGATCACGCGCTCGTGAATCCTGCGCGTGGTCCATGTGCGGTCGAAGTGCTCATCGTCGCCGAGCACGCGGCGAGCCTGGGCGAGTAGGAGCGCGCGAGCTTGCACTTGGTCTTCGACGCGGTCGGCATCATCGGTGCGCGTTAGCTCGTTCTGAGCTCGTAGGGCCGCGACCTGGGCGACGAGAGCATCGCGCTCGGCCAGCAGCGCATCCTGCTCGCCGATGTCGGCGAGCTGCTGCTCGAGCGCTGCCACCTGAGCGCGCAATGCATCTCTCTCTCCGAGTACCGCGGCAAGCTCGTCGTCGGTCGGGTCGGGCTCGGGCGCATCGTCGGTCGGCGCCTTGAGGCGGCTCGCGGCGACGGCGTCTGAAGCATCGAGGCGCATCACCTCGGGCGTGTCGCGACTGTCTGCGGCGTCGATGCGGAGGGCTACGGAGCTGCCAGCACGGCCCCAATTCTTCGGCCCTATGCCGACATGGTTGTACCTGATGTTGCGCTGAACGGCGTCGTATGGCTGCCCGTTGTGCGTGCCGGGGGTTTCGTCGAGGTCACACGTGTATCCGCACGAGAGCTCTCGTCGCTCGCCGGCCTGCACGGCCGCGATAGCGTCGGCGTCCTGCACTGTCACGCGAGCGGCGACGTGTTGGCCATCCTGTCGAACGTCGTCGCTCACGTGGCCGATCGAGAGCCGGCGTACGTTCTTCGGCGAAACCATCTCGGCCGGATGCAAGTCGGTCAACGGAGCGGCCGCGAGCGTCGCGAGCGAGTCGGCGTTGAACACTGCGGAAGGTGGGCGCAGCTCGCGACGGACGGTGCCGTCGGCCCGGCGATAGTCGAGCACGCCTGCACGAGTCAGGTACGCCGGCGCGCGGATGAAACCCTGCGGTGTGGTTTCGATGCTGCCGAGCTCGGCTACGTCGTATCTCGTGACTGTCATGCCGGCGCGTATTGGCACGCTGAGCGTTTGTCAATGACGGGCGGAGGGCTGTTGCGACTCGACGCGCTCGGCGGCAGGCTGCGCGAATGGGTGTTAGTTCGTACCGCTGCGACGGGTGCCGGGGCTGTGCCGAGCGCTGTCCGGCTTGCCGCGGGCGAGTGGTCGCAGCTCAACAGATACTGCGAGCACGGCGTCGCGAGGCCGGGCTCTGCGTCACGTGCGGAAAGATGCCGCTCGGCAGCTCGAGCCGGTGCGACGCATGCCGCCGACAGAACAACGCGCTCTCGGCTGCGTCGCATGCTCGTCGGCGCAGCGGCGGCGTCTAGCGCGCGAGCAACCACGCAACGCGTGAGCCGATGCTAGGTCCCATGCAACTACGCACCTACGACGACGAGCGGGTCGTGCTCGAGGTCGGCGACGCGCTCGCGATGCTCGTCTACTTCGGACCGGACGGCTCGCGCGCGGTCTGGGTGCTCTGCGGTCGGCTGCTCCGCTGGCTCGACGTCGCGAGTTGCTGAGCGAGCGCAAATAGGTGTTTGCGACTGCCGGTGCGGTCAGGGCAGGACCGTGATCGGCTCGTTCGTGCCGTAGTCGTCGCCGCGCGGGTCGTCGACAACGGCGGCTCGTGCTGGACGGCCGCCGCAACCTTCGCAGCGCAGTCGCGGTAGGACGTCGCGCAGCTTCATGCGTCCGCGCGTTCGCGCGAGCAGCTTGAACGGTATGTAGGACAGATGGGTGCACGGAGGCACGCACCAGACGCCGAGCCAGCGGCCAACGAGGTCTTGCACCTGGGCGTCGAGTAGTTGGTCGCGGGTCACCTAGCGCCGGCAGTACGCGCGAATGGCACGCTCTCGAGCGCTTGCTGTACGAGCGCCGAGACCGTGCAGCCTTGCTCGGCTGCGCGGACCTTCACGGTGCGCACGAGTTCGGCAGGCAGGCAGGCCGTCAGCCGTACCGGTTTCGCTGGCGGCTTGGGCCGTTTGGTAGCTGAGTTCTTTCGCATGCTTGCAGTCTCTAGTCGATTTGACGACTAGTCAACTAGTCGATTAGTCGTGCAGGGAACTTGTCGGCTAGTCGAGTAGTCGAGTAGTCATCACCCGCATGAGCACCACGATTGCAATCGCCGGACAGAAGGGCGGCGTCGGCAAGACCACGGTCGCCGTCGCGCTCGCGGCCGAATGGCTGCAGCGCGGCAAGCGGGTTCTGCTTGTCGACGCTGACCCGCAACGCACTGCGACGACCTGGGTCGAGGTCGCGACCGAGCACAAGCGGCCGGTGCCGACGTTGGTCGGCATGGGCGCCACGATGTGGAAGCCCGACCAACTGCCGTGCTTGGCGCCGGGCTTCGACGTTGTGATCGTCGACACGCCGCCGCGACTTGGCGACGTGCAGCGCGCGGCACTGATGGTCGCCGACGTCGTCGTACTGCCGTGCGGACCGTCCGCACACGACTGCTGGGCGCTGGCCGAAGGGCTCGAGCTCATCAACCAGGCTGCCACCATGCGGCCGGCGCTGCGGTCGTGCGTACTGCTCACGCGCAAGGTGGGCGGCACGGTGATCGGCCGCGAAGCGCGCGACGTGCTGGGCGGCACAGGGCTGCCGGTGCTCAAGATCGAGCTCGGCTACCGGACCGACTACCAGGAAGCCAGCGCAGCCGGACAGGGCTCGAGCACGTACAAGCCGAGCAGCGTGGCAGCGGTCGAGACCCGTGCGCTCGTCGACGAGCTCGAAGACTTCGCCGGGTTCACTCGGCGCCGCACTCTGAAGGCGGTGCGCTCGTGAGCGCCAAGCCCAAGGTGCAGATCCGTCCGCCGGCCAACGCCGCCGCCTTCGTGGCGCAAGGCGACACCAGGCCGAGCGGGTCGACTAATCAACTAGTCAACCAGTCGACTAAGCAACCAAGCGCCGCAACATCGCGAAAAGGCGTGGTTTCTCGCGTCCGAAAAGGCGACCTAGACCGCGTGACGGCCTACTTGCCGGTCGAGCTCGGCGTGCAGCTGCGGATGTACTGCGCCGGCAGGCGCGTCGAGCTTTCGGAGGCCATCGCTGAGGCCGTGCGCGACTTGCTCGCCAAGGGCGCGGCCTGATGGGGGGCTTCCGGGCTCTAGCCTGCGCGCTCTAGCACAGCGACCGCGTGCTAGAGCTTCGTGGCCCTAGCGTCTAGCGTTTGCGCCGCTGGGCGCTGTGCCAGACCGCGGAGATCCGCACCACGTCGCCGGCGACGCGGTAAACGAGCACGTACGGCAGCCCGATGACCACGAGCTTGCGCGTGCCGTACCGTGACGGCGAGCCGAGCTCGGGAAACTCAATGAGCCGCTCGGCACGATGCAGGATGGTGTCGAGCACACCCTGCGCGGCGTCTGGGTCGTCTTGCGCGATGTACTCGAACGTCGCTGCCAGCTGTGTGCGGGCGCGTGGCGACCACGCAAGCCGTTTCATCCGCGCTGGGCTCGGGCGCGGTCGATGATGGCCTGCATTTCCTGCGCGACTTGCTCGTGTGGGATGCCCTCGCCGCGTGCAAACTCGGCATCGCTTTCAGCGACGGCCGCCCACAGTGATTGATCGTCGTCCAGGTCGACCGCTGCAGCCACCATGTCCGCGAGCACGTCGGCCGGTGCGCGGTCAGCTTCGCGCGCAATGCGGATCACATGCTGCTGTAGCTCGGGCGGCAACGTCGACACGGTCATGGGGGGCAGCATAGCGCGGAAGGCCGGGGCCGGTCAGCGGCTACGCGCTAGAGCTCGGCGGCTCGAGCCCCGAAGCTTGCCGCATGCTCACGCCATAGCGCGGCGAGGGCGGCGTCGGCGTGCTGCGTGACGTATACAGAGGAGCGCTCCCAGTGCGCCACGCCAAGCCCGATGCACGGCACCGAGCGCCAGCCGCACGTGCATCCGGCGCCGACGACACGGACGCCGGCGACGACGAGCTCGGCGTCGAAAGCGCTCGAGCCCAGCGCACGAAGCGGCGCGCTGTAGCGCTCGGGCAATGGCGCGCTCGGCCGCCAGTCGCCCGGGACGTAGCCGACGACGAACCCGTCGTAGCGATGCTCGTGTGCTCGTGGCATGCGGGCCCCCTGGCTCGGCTCATGACTCCGGTAGGTTATAGCCGTCGGCCGAAGTGATCGGCGGAGTCTGCGCGAGCGGGTCGCCGTCGAGCAGTATGTGCAGCCGGGCATACTCGTCGAACGAGCCGCGCCAGCCGCGTGCGCGAAGCTTATTGAGCCGCACGGTCGCGAGCCAGTTTTCTCCGTCGGCGTCGAAGGGGATAACCGGAACGCCGTCGTCGGCGAGCGTGACTTTCGCCATGGGCTAGCCGCGGTGATGGGTCGCCGAAGCGGCAGCCGCGCTGATGTCGCCGGCACCCTCGATGCCAGCGAGTACCCGCGCGGCAAGCGACAGTGCCGCGGCTCGCTGCGCGTGACAGTTCGACAGTTCTGGAAAATCAGAGCGCATCAGCCGCGCCTCTTGATAGATGAGGGCGACCTGCAGCTGCAGCCCGAAGATTACATCGTAGAGCTTCGGCAACCCATGTATGCCTCGGCGCGCGTCGTCGAAGTCGTAGGTCACCATCGCGGCTGCCCCTGCATCGACGGTGCGCATCCGGCGCAGTATCCGGCTGCATCGTCTGCTAGGTAGGCGATCACCACGCGCGCGTGAATGAGCTGCGAGCTGTTCCAGGCGGCCTCACCTTCGCGGCGCTGGTCGTAGCTCTCGCCAGGCTTCGCAGGGCGCTCCGGTATCTCCGACAGTAGCTTGCGGAGCTTTTCGCTCGCGTGCTCGCCCGTGAAGTCATGCAGTCCAGATCCGCACGTTATGCACTGTCTCATGTGTCACTCCTTGCGCGCGACTGCTGCGCAGCGTCTAACTGTCGCCGAGCGGCGATGCGTAAGTGCAGCGCGCGCTCCATTTCGTTGTGCGTCGAGGTGGCGAGCTCGTACGACTCCCGCGCGCCGCGGTAGGCGCGTGCTGCCATGAGCTGCGCGAGCACGAGGCGCCGCGCTGTGCGATCGTCGCTCACAGGCCAATCCCTGCGGCTGCGTTTTCGTCGCTGAGCAGCCGAGCTTCGCGCACGTATCGGTCGACCATGGCCCGGCTCGTCCACCTGCCTTGCTCCATGATCGCTCGGTCGTCCTTACCGGACCGCGCAGCCGATGTCGCCAAGCCGCTGCGAAGGCTGTGCCCGCTGTACAGCTTCGGGTCGAGCCCGGCGGCTTTCGCAGCACGCTTCACGAGACTCGCGACGTTGTGTCCATGGAGCCGCCGCCCTCGGACGTAACCGTAGCGGTCGACGCTGCAAAAGAGCGCGTCACCATACCTGCGCTCGGACGCTTCGAGCCAAGCTTTCAACGTCCGCACAGGGCAGGTCTCCGCGGCGAGGCCGGCAGGCAAGCCGACGAGCGCGCCGGCGCCTTCTTGGTCGGTCTTACTGCTGCGCACGACGATGTGCAGGCCGCTGGGCTGAAAGACGACGTCGGAGAGGTCGAGCGCGACTAGCTCGGAGCGGCGGAACGCGCCGGCCAGCCCGCAAACCAAAATCGCGCGATCGCGGAGCCCCCGCGTTGTGTCACGCGGCAGCGTCTCGACCATCGCGCGCAGCTCGTCGACGACGGCCGGTGCGACACGACGCTGCTGGACACCATGCGCACGACGGATGCCGCGCCACACGCGCTGAAAGACCGGATGGTCGTGCGGAGCGACCAAGCCTTCGTCGAGATGCCGGCGCCGTATCGAAGCGATGGCGACCTGGAGCGACGACGGCCGGACGCCGCTTGCTGCGCGGTCGGTGATGTACCGGACGAGCGTCGCAGCCGAGCACGGCAACGTCGACAGGCGGTGCGCGGCACACCATTCGCCGAACTGCTTCCACAGCTTGGCGTACTCGTGCTGCGTGCGATGTGCGACGTCGCGCTCGGCGTAGTCGCGCGCCTTAGAGTCCACAGACTCTAGGCTCGAAACCACAAGCGTTTCAGCGGGACGCGTCGCGAGGGCTGTATTTACCGAGGTTCGCGGTGTGTACTTCTTCAAGGCGGCCTCTCAGGTGGGTCACAACGGTCGCAAATGTTTATTTGCGCTTCTAGACGGCTCTAGCCTGCGTGAGAGCGCGATCGCGGTCAAGCGGTGTCCAGCAAGCACGGATGACTCTGCACAGAGTTGACTTGCCGCCGCAATGGCGGTAGCCGTCTTTCGTGGCATCACCAGTCAGACCGAAGACGAAGCAGACGAGCATCCGTGTCGAGACGGGGTTCATGGAGCGTACCGAGCGCGTCATTGAACACTTGTTGCGCGAGCAGCCACACCTACGGCCGTTCCTGACGAGCCTGCCGGCGATGTACCGGCTCATGCTCGAGCGCGGAATCAACGCCTACGAAGCCGAACTCGGCCTGGGCGCCATGGATGCACCGGACGAAGCGCCCAAGAAGCCGGCGAAGTCGCGCAAGGCAGGTTGATGGCTGAGTGGCTCGAGCGCATGCGTGAGGTGCAGGTGACTGCCGTGGCCACTGCGCTCGGCGTCGAGTCGACGACGCGAGGCAAGTGGACGGCGCCTTGCCCGTCCTGCAACGCCGCGAAGCGGCACACGAAGAGCCGCGACCGTCGAGGCGCCATCGGCATCCGTCGAGATGGCGCTGGCTGGCGCTGCTTTCAGTGCGACGAAGCCGGCGACGCACTCGACTTCACGGCCTGGCACGTGGGAGGCAGTCGCTTCCGAGACCTGCCCGAGCACCGCAAACTCGAGGTGCGCGAGTGGTGCTCCGCTTGGCTCGGCCTTGACGGGCCGAACCAAGTCGCACCACAGCGGCCGACCATTTCGCCACTCAGAGCAGCCGAGCCGGAGCCGCCGCCGAGCTATCCGCCGCTCGAAGAGGTCGAGGCCCTGTGGCGCGAGTGCGTGCGCGTCGACGAGGTCGACGAGGTCGCGCAGTGGCTCACAGCAAGGCGCATCGACGCACAGAGCGTCGCCGATCGCGACCTGGCTCGAGCGCTGCCGCTCGAACTAACGGGACACATGCCGCGGTGGACGTGGTTTCGACAGGGCGACCACGGGCCCCGTGTGACCTGGCACGACGCCGGGTACTTGCTCATCGCGCAGATGGTCGACGCTCGCGGCGCAGTGCGCAGCCTGCTCGCGCGGTGCGTGCGCGAGGGCGTCGAGCCGAAGTCGCGCGCGGCGAGCGGCTTCGAGCGCCGCGGCTTAGTGCTCGCGTGTCCGCTGGGTCGGCAGGTGCTCGCGAGCGGTCGACTGCCGGCATGGTGGCCAAGCGATCTGCCGCTCGAGGTGCAGATCTGCGAGGGCGAGAAAAAGTGGTGCATACGCTGCACACTGCACAGCGATGGCGATGCGTTCGCGCCTGTCGCTCTTGGCATTGAAAGCGGCTCGTGGACGGACGAGCTCGCGGCACGCATTCCAGACGGCGCGTGCGTGTACATAGCCACGGACCCAGACGACGCCGGCGCGAAGTACGCGACGAAGATCGTGCGCTCGTTATACAGTCGTAGCGGTGTGAGAGTCGTGTTGAGACCGGGATATAGCCTAGAGGCTATAGACCAAACTGTGAGGTGCACCGATGAGCGCTGATAGACGCCCTGACGATGAGCTGCACGCGGACGGTAAGCCGCTCTCGAGCGCGGCCGATGGGACCGTGGTCGAGCCCCCTGCGCCGGCCGAAATGCGTCTACTAGACGACGTCCTGGACGACGCTTTCAAGCGGATACGTGCGCGCGCCGATGGGAGCGAGAAGCCGATCTCCACGCCATGGCCCGAGTTCAACGAGCAGCTCGCCGGCGGCGGCTTCTGGCCTGGCTGTCACGTGCTCGTGAGCGGTACCGGGGCAGGCAAGAGCGCGTGGGCGCTACAGTTGGCGCTGCATACGGCGAGACAGGGCGGCTCAGTGGTATATGCCGGGCTCGAGCTCGACGACCAGCAGGTCGCAGCGCGCTTCGCAGCCGAAGTGAACCACGACCCGGAGATACGCGGCGGCGTGATTGGATGGTCGGAGCTGTACACAGGCAGCGGCCGAGCGAAGCGCCTACCGATGCTCGACGCGGTGGAAACCAAGGCGAGGGCCGAGCTCAAGGGTCTCAAGATTTACCTCGAGAGGGGTGACCCCATGGGCTGGGCGGCGTCGCGCATGCACGACTGCGCGCGCACGATCCGCGAGACGAAGGGCTCGAAGGCGCCGCTGCTAATCGTGCTCGACTTCCTGCAGCTCATCGGCTCCGAAGCCAATGCAGGTCGGCAGGACCTGCGCGAGCGCATCGGCCGAGCTGCCTACATCGCGCGCGACGTGGCTCGGCGCTACGACGCCGTCGTCCTGCTGATATCGAGCGTCTCGCGAGAGAACTATGCCCGACTGAGCGGCAAGGGCCTGAAAGAAGGAGGTCTAAAGGATCTCGGCCTAACTGTGAGCTTTGATGACGACAGGACAGTCGCCGAGCGGCACATCGCTGGAGCCGAGCAGCTCGTCGGGCTCGGCAAGGAGTCTGGCGAGATTGAATACGCAGCCGACAGCGTCACAGTCGCGCTGAGCCTGCCTCGGGAAGGCAACGAGCGCAAAGTCCTCTTTGCGACTGCTAAGCAGCGGGCCGGCCAGCCCGGATGGTGCACGCTCGTGTTCGATGGCTTTCGCTTTTCTGCGGACCCTGGCCGAGGCAAAGCAGTGCTCGAGATGCTTGCGCCCAAGTCGGCCGAGCCCGACGCAACTCCGGTGCCGACGCCGAACGGCAAGGGGAAGGGCAAGCCGCAAATCGGCCAAGGCTACGGCCTCAGCGAGAGCGACTTCCAGGTAAAGGGATCCAAATGACCGTAGCCGACTCCGGGCCGCAAGAGCCGGCGAAGGGCTGCATCTTCGAGGCGTCGCGCGCATGGGACCTTATCGAGGCCGTGGCGAACGGCGGCAGCGTCGAAGCTCAGCCCGGCGTTCACTCCGGCATGTTCGCGGTGCTTCGCGAGATAGCGGGCGCGGAGGTCGGCAACGATGCAACGGACGGGCAGCGCGACGAGCTCGCCGTCGCGATGATGCAACGCGTTAGACAGCTGCGAGGCGTGCTCGCCAAGGCATTCAAGGCCCCTGATGGGCGAGTTCCGCTCGCCCAGTTCATTCAGGACGATGAGACAGCGCTGAAGTTTGCTGCGCGGCTGCATCGCGAGATCTCGTCTACCCTCAGGCAAATCGGAAAAACTGGCACGAGCATCGCTGGACGACTGAAGTCGGTGCCGAGTCGCAACGCGCTCGAGTTCTGGCAGGTCTACGACGGGCCTGCACCCGCACTGAAGTTTCTTGCATGTGCGCTGTGGGCCGATGAAGTAAAGCCGCTGCTCGACCGATTGGCGAGCAATCCGGCGGCGCTCGGGTACAACGTCCACGAAGACGTTGTGCGGATTCACTCTCGAGCTCACAAACTCAGCGAGTTGAACGGACAGCAAGCGCTGGTATTCGACGGTGCCGAGCCGATCATAGTAATCGTGCCAGCCATATCTGAGCGGGTCGTCAAGCTCATCGCCGATGGAGCGAGTAAGCTCGGAAGTGTCCTGGCGCATCGCGTACTCCACTACGAGGTCGTGACAGGCTACGACCGCGTCATGCGCGGAGAGGCCGACGCTCGAAGGCTCGCAGTGGAAGGCGGATGGAGCGGGTTTGCCGAGCTGCTCGGCATCAACGACAAGAGACGCGTCGACGACCTCAAGGCGATTGTCTATGCGCAGTCGGCCATCAAGCTCGGCCTGGCGAACGGTCGGCTCGCGGACATGATCGCGCTGGACGACCAACCGGCCGTCGGTCGACGCCGCGGCAAGGTAGAAATTGTGCTCGGGACAATGCTGCTGCCGCACTACATCTACGAACTGCATGGTCAACTCTCGGGGCGCGAGCTGTACGATGCCAAGCGGCTCGTGCCGATTGCTGACTTGCCGCCGTTTGTCGGTCGTCCGAACGACCATGGCCCGCAAGCAACAGCAGCGATGCTCGTTCTGCGAGAAATGCGACTTCGAGCGCGTGAACTGCACAACAACGGCGCGGTGCAGATATCGCTTGAGCGCTTCGCGGAGTTATTCAGGCAGGCTCATTTGCCAGCATCGCTCATCGGCAGAGTGCTCGACCGATGGACGCAAAACGGCACCGACGGCCCGGCGTTCCTATCTCGAGTCGAGGGGGATGCGTATACGCTCAGCGACGCGCACGCACGCGTGCGCTCGTTCCTGCTCAGCGCCGGCGAGGTTGAGCAGCGGAGCTCAGAAGCTGGCGCGCGTAGTGCCAGAGCCCGCAAGCTGGCAGCCGTAAGCGCGGTGCCGAAATAGCTGCCGGGGTCTATCGCCCATAGCTCCCGGGGTCTATCGCCCATAGCTCCCCACTTCTAAGTGAGTGCTTCTCGCGTAATCATTGGATTTTTCGGCAAAAAACCGCAACGGTACGGAACGGTTAAGTTCCTACGCAGTTGCGCTCCCCTCCGCGAAACTGCGGGGAGCACAACTGCGGGATGAGATGGAAGGCAGCGAAGCCACGGGCCCATCGGCGCCCAGATCGCCAGGTAGCTGCCACGGCAGACGCCTGGCTATGCCGAGGTAGCCGCCGCCATCGGCAGAGGCTGAGAGCGGCGACTAAGCGCCCTGCTGGCGAAGTAGCTCGAGCAGCTTGGCGATGGGCTGGTTTTGCCCCAATCCTGGGAGCGCCAACAGTCGCAAACGCTGCTTAGCGACCACTGGCGCGAGGGCGGCTGACAGTTCCCTTTTCGCCTCCTACCGAGTAGGGGGTTACGGCTAGCTTCCGCCGCTGGCAGCGGCGGAGCGTATGACTACGCGGCCGCCGAGCGAGGGCCGTACTACACGATGGAACTGCTCGACGGTCGAGGCTGGCGCCGGAGGTCCGCCATCAACTGCGCTCGAGCAGACTGCGGCATCCGCCATCGCGCCGCCGCCATGGCGTCGAGGACGCGGCTCGCCTGCGCGGTCGTGAGGTCGTCGGCGAAGCCGAGCCGCTTGAGCGTGCGTCCCTGCTTGATGCTGCATAAGCCGGCAGCGCGACGCTGCTCGATGACGCCGAATAGTGCAGCGGCTTGCGAGCGCGCGAGGTCGATAGGAACGTCGAAGCCGAGGCTGCGCAGCGCTACGACCTGCCGCGGCGTAGCGCTCGGTCCTTCGTCGGGCGAGCCGAGTGCCTGCAATAGCTCTTGAATGTCGAGCTGCGGTGCGGCGTAGACGACACCGACCTCTTTTATCCAGCGGCGACGCGCGAGCACGGCGATCAGCTGCTCCGCTTCTTTTCGCTGGGCCTTGCTCTGCGGCTCTGGCAAGTCGTCGCCGGCGAGCACGTCGCGCGGGCAGGCAAGGCGCATCCGAGACATGCGGCCGGGCACAAAATCGAGCACCAGGCACGACGTCTTGCCCGGTGCGGTTCGGGTTCCCCGTCCAATCATTTGAGCCACCAGCGCGCGCCCGGCGGTTGGCCTAACGAGCGCGATGCAGTCGGTCGCAGGGTCGTCGAAGCCCTCCGTCCACAGCATGGCGTTGGTCACGACGTTGAGGCGCTTGGCTCGATAGTCGGCTAGCACCTGGGCGCGCTTGGCGTCCGACATGCTGCCGTCGACGGCGGCAGCGGCGACGCCACGGGCTCGAAGCACGTCGGCGAGTGCGTGTGCCTGTTTGACGCCGACGGTGAACGCGAGCGTCTGTCGGCCGGCTGCGAGCTCGGCAAGCGGGCCGGCAATCTCGTGCAGGACGCCATCGCGCAGCAGCTCGGCTTCGAGCTCGTCGGCAGCGAGGTCGCCGGCACGCATCTTCACGCGTGAGAGGTCGAGCGACTGCACCTGCACGGCACGCACTTCGAGAGGCGCGAGCCATCCGGCCTTGATGCCGTCTCGCAGATCGTAGCGATAGGCCACGGAGTCGAAAACCGTGCGTAGTCCGACTTTATCGCCCCTGTCTGGAGTGGCTGTCACTCCCAACACTTTCGCCGGCGCGAAGTGGTCGAGTATGGCGCGGAATTGCGGGGAAACAGCCCTATGCGCTTCGTCGACGACGATCAGGCGGAAGGTGTCGCGCTGGTATGCGGCTAGGCGGTCACGTTGCAAGGTCGCCACGGAGGCCACGATTGCGTCCGGCATCTCGAGCGGACCGACGCTGCGCGCGGCTTGTTCGACACCTGCTCGCAGGCCGAGCGTTTTTAGCGTAGCCGTCGCCTGGTCTAGTAGTTCGCCACGATGGGCTAACACTAGCGTCCTGCCGCCCTTCGCTGCGAGGTCGCGCGCGATAGCGGCAAACACTACGGTCTTACCTAAACCCGTGGCGAGCACGAGCAACGTCGACCGCACGCGTGCGTGCTCGGCAGCGATAGCCGCGACTGCTTCGAGCTGATAGGGCCTCAAGTCCATGCGATGGGGGATCGACGGCGCGCACAGGTTCCGTCATGCTTAATGTCGTATGGTCATGCAATTTGTGCAAGCACGCCGGTCTCAGGCAAAAGCTCGACTCGCGCTCGTAGGGCTCGCTGGCGCGGGCAAGACGTATAGCGCTTTGCGTATAGCCGCCGGGCTCGGTTGCCAGCGGATTGCCATCGCCGATAGCGAGCGCGGCAAGGCGGAGAAGGCTGCTGGGCGCGGCGTGAATTTCGGGTGGTCCCCGCTGCCTAATCACTCGCCGGCGATCTATTGCGATGCGCTCGAGTCAGCGGCGAAGGCGAACATAGACGGCTTGATTATCGATAGCCTCTCCGACGAATGGGAGGGCGACCAAGGCATGCTCGAGATGGTCGAGTCCAAGGCCCGCACGAGCGACTCAAGCGACGAGCGAGGCATCTGGAAAAAGCTCAACGCGGAGCACAAGCACTTGTTCGATCTGATTCTCCAGTACCCTGGCCACGTGATAGTCACAGTGCGCGCACGCAAGGCACGCGAGGCCGACCGCAAGCGGCAGCTCGAGGCCATCCAACGCGAGGGCTGGGATTACTACTTCGACGTGATAGGGATGCTCGACCTAGAGCACCGCTTGACGGTGACCAAGAGCTGTTGCGAGGCGCTGCCGAGAGGGGCGGTGCTGCCGCAAGCTGCAGATGTCGGGCAGCGTTTCGGCGCTTG